CCTGTCTGCAGTGCAGTCACATCCTGCTGCAGTGTTGCCACTTGACTTTGCAGGGTTGTAATGAGTGCTAGTAAGTCTGCAATGGTTTGTGTGGTGTTGCCCTGCACAGCTGCGATGCTGGTGTCAATCAGCGTTTGTGCAGCTGTGGAAGTAATACCAGTGTTGCTGGTTCCGATTACTTCGGTTGCAATGGTTCTGACAGATTTTTGGTCATCTCCAGTTGTGCCTCCAACCAGAGTTGATATGCTTGATTCCAGGCTTTGAACACGGGGGTAAACAGCTGTAGTGAGGTTGGCATTGGTAGGTGCTCCTAAGTTGGTTTGTAGGTTCGTTATGGATGAATTGATGCTGCTCAAGTCAATGTTGCCTGCAGCACCTATGAGATTCTCCAGGTCTGCCAGCGTATTGGTGCTGCCATCCTTGAGAGTATTGATAGCTGTGGCTATCTTGGCATCTACAGAGCCACTGGTCTGGTCATTGGCATTCAGCGTTGCAATTGCTGCTGTATTGGTGGCTGTACCCTGCTCGTTGGCATAGATGAGCTCATCGATGCTGTCCAGAGCTTGGTTGAGTACGCTCCCCCATACTCCACTATCCCCACCAATAGTAGGGAGCTCAATATTGTTGTATTTGCTTAGTACGGGTCTGGTCATACTACATCAAGCCAAGTGTTGGATGGTTCACTAGTGCCCTCTGTAAAGGAGTCCGCATTGTCTTCTACGGTCACCCAATCACTGGTGGACACTGTGGGCTCAGGCTGGAATTTCCCCTGCCCGTAAAACCCTTCCCCAAATTTCATTTTTTATAAGTATTTGTAGGCTAGCGACTTGCGTGCGCCACGCAGCTCTGTGCGCTCAGAAATGATATTGAGCTGGTTTACTGCATTGGTGTACTCTTGTCGCCAGACGTTTGTTCGTTCGTCTTCCCCAATAAATGGAGCTGCCTTCGTTAAGCAGCCGTACAAGTATACGTCAGGATATGCAGCAATCAGCCAATTAGTGGAGGTGTTGCTTGAGAGCTCTGGGATCTTTTGGTAGTAGACAATCTCCAGAGTGTATTGCTTGTCTGGCACTGGGGCCAGCTCTAGCTTGGTGTTGTATACAGCCACATGAGTGGGCTGTGCAGCTACCTGCACATTGCGCCTAATGTCATCCAGCTCTGCCAGGGTTGCGTAGTACAAAGGCTGGTTTTCACTAGTCAGCGTGATGTGCCGTAGCTCTAGAAAATCATTAGGGAGCTGCACGCTGACCACACTGGTTGTGGTGTCAGCGTTGCGCAGCATTTCCCTGGCTCGTATCGTGCGCTGGAACTCTGCTTCTGCCAAAGTAATGAACTCTGGAATATAAGAGCTCAGGTCATCACGGTTGAGCCATGCCGCAATGCTTGTCTGGAGGCTAGCGTAGTCCATCAGACTCTACCCTGCCAGATACGGAAGCATTGGTTGTCATGGTCATTGAGCCATCGCTTGAGGTGCGTAGTGTCCTCCCAGCTACCGTCTACCATCATCTGCTGCACAACGGCAGCAGGGATGTGGGCTACTGGTTTCCAATGACTGTTGGGGTCAAGGTGCTCTTGGAGCATTCTTGCTTCCTTAATCATTGGGTCTAGGTCTTCCCTCAAGATGTGGTGGAAGACAGTAGGGTCATTAGTGTTGCTCTGAATCAACGAGGCCACATGTCCTCGATGATCCAGAATTTCCTTAACAATCATGTTAGCTGGTTGTTAAGTCTGCAACTAAGCCATGAGCTTTTTCGTTGTCTACCTGCAAGCCATACTCAACGAGAATTTGTCTCGTTTGAGCGTCTCCAATACGTGAAAGTTCCTGTGTTTGGAAGCTTCTAAGGTAGGCAATACGTACATGCTTGGGGTCAATAAGCCAAGCGTCACGCTCACGCTGCCAGCGATGAGGAACCACTTTTAAGACTCCAAAATCTGACTGGTAAACGGTAACGTTACTTCCTGCCTGCTGTTCGTCAATCATGCTTCTAGAGATACCTCTAGCACCAAAGCCACTGATGACTGTTTTGTTGAATGGGCCTACCATTAGTGTCGTTGGTTCGGCACCATTGGTATAACATAGCTGCATTGTTTCGTTTACCATTGCTTGGGTAAACGCACGTTGGTTTCCATCTGTCCGGTTATTTGTCCCGTCTCCTGTTGGGTTGGCCCCTGCAACTGTGTCATAGTCTACGTTCGTTTTCACCCAAGAATTTAGCATAGCGCTCTGTCTTGGTGTCCCTGGGTTGGCTGCATCAGAGCCTGCATTCTTAATTTGCGGATGCATAATTGAGTAATTAACATCCCTTTTAAGCTCCTTGCTTTTGCGTGCCATCTGGTGAGCCATCTGGCTGCTCTTGCCAAACAGTTTAAGAGCTGTTTGGGTTCCAGTAACAGTAGCGTTTCTGGTAAGGATTTGTACGTAGTTATTCTGTCTAGCTGTCATGCTAGAAGCATCTCTACTTGTCTCAAAACCTTCTTCTACTGGTGTGCCACTAGAAGCGGCTGTAAGGGTTTCTGTAAGCCACTCAAAAATAGTGTTAGTGACTTTTCTAGTACCAGCAAGTGACACCATTGGTGTGTCTGCTGGGTCAATATTGTAAATGATATCAGAGACATCTTCTGGAGTCTCGCTTACGGTCTTACTCTGGTAAGAAGTAACAGAGTTGCTAACTCGTGCCATAATTGCCTTTAGTGCTTAGCCGAACATTTGTTCAAATACAGCCTCTGCATCTTCAACGGAGCCAGTTTTGCGCAATTGCGTATTTGCTTTGCGCAAACGAGTATTCTCATTTTCTGGCTTGAAGGAGCGGCCTTGGGTTCTTGTGGCTTTCTCTGCTTTGGGCCTTACTGCTTCCTGGGCTTTTGCTTGTCCTGTGCGGAACAAGTAAGCATCTCTGAGCATACTGACCAACCGTGCATCAAAAGCTTGATTCACATCATTTTCTGTCATGCCGTATTGCTGTTTAGCGAATTCCCTAATTGCGGATTTTTCGCTTTTAGCTACTTCGGCATCTTGCCACTCTGGTACTAGCTGAAGGAGTCGTTGCCGTTGCTCCTCTAGGTGGCTTGCAAACTGTTGTTGCTGGAGTTTCTGTTGCTCCTGCTTTACTACTTCCAGCTGCTGATGCCGTTGGGCACGCAGCTGCTGTCTATCGTTATAGAGCTGCCGCTGGACAGTCCACTCTACTGGGTCTTCATGGTAGAGCTTGTCCCAG